TACTCCCAAAACAGAGTGAAAACGTGAGATACTTTCTTTTACAGTCTTGTACACCTTCGGGTTCTTAATTGAAGCCAAAGGTTCCAGTTTGCCTACCTTACCTTTGTAGTTTGAATCGCCATTCGGCAAACCTCCATTACTTCCGCTTGTTTTTGCCATCTTTTTTTGAACTTTTATCGTTAATAAAGTCCTGGACGTAAACCAGGCTGTTATCTATGCAAAACTTTCTGATCTCATCACCACCGCCATACACAAGCAAGTTAGGAGTTTGCAAGCCGGATATTTCTTTGGCTACTTCAAGCTCTCCTTTCAGATATTCCAACCGACCAGCATAGCCACGAGTGAAAAAAGCGTTATACCCTTTTGGTAAGCCCAGTTTATTATACTCTTTGAACTTCACAGAAACATTCAGATCTGCGTACACCTTGATACCGCACTCTTGAAAGTATCGGCTTATCCAACGTTTCTTGTAAATCTGTTGTAAACCGTAAGCTATCGGGGTTGTATCGTAAACGGAAAGGTTCGGCTCTACCAACGCTTTTACACCACTGGTTAGCACCTTGATCGGATCTTTCCAAATAGCTTCAAAGCGATAATCATCTACATAGAAGTGGTAAGTAGCAACATCTTTCCTTAATCGGCTATCAGCTCCCCAGGGGGCAAAAGGCAAAAGAAGTTTTCCGGCTTGTTCTTCCAGCAACAAATTAGGAATGTCAAACTCATTATTGCTCTCATACAAACAATCGTTAAGCATGGATCTGTAAAAATCCTCTTTTTCATCCGCTATCGGATCATCTTCCGAGCCTTCCTCTTTCTCGTTGTCCTCTTGTTCTTCATCGGCTGCTTCCTCATCTTCCGGCTGTTTATCCTCTACTGGAATATCTAAACCGATAAAAGAGAAATCAGCCTTGTTGCTCCAATCTCCAAGCTGTAGCTTTTCAAAATCCCATTCACCATTGTTGATGTTATCCCTTAGAACTATATCCGCTTCCTGCTCTTCGGTCAGGTTGTGGTACAAGATTGTCGGCACTTCCGATATTTTCAACTTCTTTGCAGCCTTTATCCGTTGGTGTCCTGCCAGTACATATAACTTTCCTTCACGCTCAGATAAGGCAATAGGGCGGTGCTTCCAGAAACCATTTATGCGGATGGAATCTACCAAACGCTCTAAATCTCTCTTGCTTATCTTTCGTGGGTTATCATCCAACAGAGTTAGATCCGAGATTTTACGGTAAACAATCTCTATCTCTTCCATGTTAAACCTCCTTTTCAAATTCAGGAATACGGGCAATCTTTCTGAAAGCCTCCACAAAGCGCATCAACAGATAAAGTTTCCGCTTCCCTAAAAACATAACCTTATGCCCGTCCGTCATTCTGCCTACAGCGTAAAATTTTCCTCTATAATGCAATGGCAACGGGAATTTATCATACACATAGATACAACCGTTCTCTATACTCGTGATCGTTGCCACCCTATTAAACTTACCATCCAGATATACGGTAATAGATTTACCTGGTGTAATCGGATCATACGGTAGGAAAAGATTTGCAAAGTGCATAGCGGTAATGAATACCGCTAAAGCACCTGCTACTATAAAGATAGTTGTCGTAATAGTCATAATATCAATGTTATCAATTAATGCAAAGATATAAATTTTAGCGTATATATACGCCAACAAAGAGCAAAAACATCTAAAAGCCAAATACTAACATGGCAGCATCCCTACTATGCTCGTTGGTTTGCTTTTTCCATCCCGTAAGCTGCTTGAAATATTCCTGGCTCATCTTTGTTATATTCCGTTTAGGAGCAACCATTTCAAACTCAACACCAAGTTCGGTAAGGTAATCTTCCCAAATTGTAGCATCACGTTTTACGGATCCTACACCTTGTAGCCTCTTCCGTTCCTCTTCACGTGTCATTCTCTCTGTACCAAACCAGGTGCGTTGTCGTGGATCTTCCACTCTTACTATGATTTTATCGCCTACACCCGTCTTTTGCATATCCGCATAAGACTGAACAACCGCCATAGCCCTATGAATAGGCATTTGTTTTACCATTTCCAAAGAACGCTTTCGGTTATCCCAGATAGCAATCCCGGTATGTACACCTGTATCAATCCCTATATAGATCATTCTTTCCCTTCCTCAAATTCAACATCTGTCGTATCGCTAAAAGATCCTGGAATCTGATAAAGCACTACGGTATTATCGCTAATCTGCTGTTCCCTTGAAGGCATTAGCATTGTCATAAGACAATTATTCGGAGCGTATTTATAGCGAATCTCCTTAATCATTGGCAAACCTATAGGATGTTGGCTGTGAATAGCAACGCTCAGAAGGTTATCAGTCATTTCAACTTTGACAATAGCGCAACCATGAAGAAATGTACCAAACCGATATTCCCCGAACTCATCTTTTGTAAACGGATCGCTTTTTGCAGTTGATTCAAGTTCTTTTATAAACTCCGGGTTAAGTTTCTTCTTTTTCCAATACTGAGGAAGTTGAATATTAATCTTTTCCATAACATTACATTTTATATGGTGAAACAATATCGTAAATAGATTTGCATACTTGAATGTCATACAAGGCATCATGTAGCCGGCTTTCGTCTATTTCTATACCGAGTGCCTTTGCTACAGTTCCTTGCTTGAAATTTTCCATCTGTGAGCGTTGAGAAGCCAGATAAGGAGTTGCCAAAACCATTACATCTATAGAATTGCTCCAGAAGTAAGATCCGAAATATTTATCCCCATTCTGTAAAAACCATGCACGGAGAAACTGGTTATCAAATGAAGCATTATTATAACCAGCAAGGAAAAACTTATCCTGCTTATTGTACTTATCCACGTATTTGTTCAAAATAGCCGTAAATTGTCCGTACACATACCCCATTGCCGGATAAGATAGAATCTGCTCTTTGGTTACACCAGCCACATCTAAAGCCTCTTGCACTATTTCCGCTTTAGGGTTAGGCTGTACCTTGAAATCAAAGGTTTCTTTTACTTCACCGTCTATAACGATCATACCGCTAATTTGGTGGATCCCATGTTTGTTTACTAACGTTCCTGTAGTTTCCAGGTCAAAAAACACTACTTTCATTTACTCAATTTTTTATATTGTTTCATTGCATTACTCAAACTCTCTGTTTTATCCAGAAGGATAGCCAGCTTATCCACATCTACCATAACACCGCCATCCAGATAAGCCCACACCTTACGGAGTGCCTGAGCTATCTCTTTGGCTTCCTTAGCCTCTTTCTGTACAGCGTTAATCTCTTTATTGGTAACAGTCCTTTTTCCTTGCTTTTCGGCTAATTCTACGGCTTTTCTCGTGGCGTTTACTTGTTCCTCTTCCGTATCGTAATTGGCTACAATGTCCTTAGCAGCAGAAGCCGATATTTGTTTGTTTATAATACGTTCCTGAATCTCTATAGGGAGATCCATTAGGGATAAACATTTACTCACAAAAGCCGGAGATTTTTTAAACTTTTCAGCTATCTCATTTTGGGTATATCCGAACTCTTCTTTAAAGCGTTTGAACATGATACCGCACTCATATTCAGAAAAACGCTTTCCCTCATTTCTCATCATCTGCTCGATTAGAAGCTCTTCCGTACTTGTGTCTTTAGGCAGCTTCAAAGCCTTAATGTAAGGAATGTTTGTACCCTCTTCAATCGCAAGCATAGTAGCCCGATAGCGTCTTTCACCATCCACCAGCTTGTACCGTTCTATACCGTCCTCATCTTTGAAAGGAAGTACGGTAATAGGGTTAAGAACTCCTTTAGCCTTGATTTGCTCCTTTAATTCCTCTAAATCGAAATCTCTACGAGCATTGAAATCATCCATTACCACTATGTTACGTGGATCTATCTGGAAAATATCAGTTCTTTTTGTTGCATTAGTTTCCATTTTTATTAACTATTGGGTTGATAATGTTTACAGCTTTTCTTTCTGGCTGTTATCCGTTTACCTAACTTGTAGCAATACATTTGGGTTGTATGAGGATAACACCAATAGTATTTACATTCGCTACAGTGATTATTCTTCATCATCGAAATAACCTTCGTTTTCATCTAAAAAGTTATCAAAAGCATCATCGCAATAAGAGCCTTCACAAATAGAATCGAACGTATGATCTATTTCACCTTTTCGCCAGGGGCAAAACTCGCAAAGTTCATCACCAAGTTGCTCTTTTAATTCTTGTTCGCTCATATCAGTACCGAAAATCTGTAAAATGAATAACTACACCTTCAAAAACATTCTCTTTGTTGTTCCCGAAAAACCATTCTACAAAGTCCTCCACGCTCAGACCATCATTTTTCGCTACTTCATGGATTGAAACTTTCTTGTTGTCTATCCATATTTCAGGGTAAGCATCCTCAGAGCTATATGTCATGGTTACGTGTTGCAGTCCGATTTTGGGTAATTGGGCTATTTCCTTTTGCTCCGAATTATACGGTCTGCCAGTCCATTCACGTATTGAAAGATATTTTTTACCAGAAACAATATCTTTATACCGTCCATTCCATACATTTTTTGCGTTGTATCGGATTGTATGGATCTTACTTTTGTCTTTCAACTTCTTTTCAAAGTCTGTA